TCCGGTAAGAACAGGCCCCGTATCTTTCGAGCCATTTCGGGGTTGCGAGCGGGAATCTGCTGGAGGTTAGGGTTGGACATGGAGATGCGCCCGGAGACCGTGCCGCCACCTTCGGATCGAAGCTGGTTTATGTGTCCGTGGATGCGGTCCTTCTCTGCGTAACGAAAGATGCTGGACAGGAAAGTGTTGCCCATCTTGTCGTACTCTCGCGCCTCGGCAATCTTCTGGGCAATGGGATGCTCGTGCTGGGACAGGAAGTTCTTGGTGAAGCTGGGCAATCCCGTCTTGGTGCGTCCATAGGTTATGTTCAGATGGTCAAAGACCTTGGCTATGCTGGCAGCGGCCCATAGCTCGAAAGAGAGCCCCGTCTCCTTCTTAACATCAGACCGGATGCCCTTAACGATCTTGAGGAGGTCTTGCTTGAGGCGCTCGGCGGAATCAAGGTCAACCCGCACACCCTTCCACGTCATTTCTATGCAAAGCGGCAGTACAGAGGTCTCCATGTCAAAGACCTGCCAGAGGTCTTCCTTGGTTAGTTCCATCTTGAACACCTGCCACAGGTCGAGCGTAAGCTGGGCATCGGCCTCGGCATACTCTCCGACAAAGCAGGCGGGCAGTTTGTATAGCTCACCCTTGGGGTCCACGCCAAACTCTTGGGCCGCTTCTCTGAGTGCGGCTTCCGACTTCATCAGCCCCATGTAATCGTAGGAAACGGCATTGAGCGAGTAGCTGAACCGGTTCTCGTTGAGAAGGGGCGCTGCCAGCATGGCGTCGATCCACTTACCCTTGAGGTCAATACCAAGGCGCTTCATCCAACCTACGTCGTAGGCTGCATTGAAGAAGATCTTGTCCGACGGGTGGTTCGCTATCTCCTTCTGGAACCAGCGCATGACGATGCCCCGGTCGAGGTTGCCCCCACCTTCATGGGCAATGGGCAGGTAGGCGTTAAAACCTTCGTATGCGACGGCAAACCCGACGACATCTCCGTGTCCGGTAGCCCAACCTGGACCGTGGGATTTGAGCCGGGGGTCTTTGGTCTCCAAGTCAATCGCAATTTCCGTGATGCCTTCGGGTGTTGGCGGTAGCTGCTCAATGGGCACCCATTCGGTTTTCACGCCCCACTTCGGCTTTTTAAGATTCTTTTTCATGGTACTTCTTCGCTAACAGTTTGAGGGACAGTTGGTCAGACACAGTACCTTGGTCCTGTTGTTCCTGGGCGCATTCAAAGGCCACCGCTGCATAACCTGCGCCGTCAATGTAGTTATCCTTCTTCAGCGTCCCCGACTTTCGCCGGGCGATTTTCATCAACTCCATCAGATTGGCTACATCTTCGGCAGTCAGATCACCTTCTTTGTTATAAAGGTAGCCGTTCCATAGTCGGGCTATGTTCTCGTGGTTCTCCCACATCGAACCATAATCAGCGGCACGGTCACCCCCAATCAGTTTTAAAGCTGTCTCCAAGACTTGGTTTGCTGGTATCGCCATCGTTCAACATCCTTTCTTCAATAGGTATTCCAAGTGACTTTGCGTGTTTGATTCCGCTCTCCATGCCCTCCGTCATCCCACGGTCCATGTAAACGGCGCAGAGTTCTGCTACTTCGTACCATGCGAGGGCGAGCTTCATACCTTTCTGTCGCTGCTCAGATATCTTGTCGTCTAGAACTTGGGTGTACAGTAGGTGAGACGCGAAGGGTGATTCATCACGCAGGATGGAATCCCACAGGCAGCGTCGGGCGTATTTGATGTTGTCGGGATGCCCACCGCTATAGGGGCTCTCAATAATAACTCTCATATTGCCCAGCCTCTTTGGGAGTCTTCGGGCATCTTGAGCACGAGGTTCTGTTTGGTGCGCGTTATTCCGACGTACAGAACGCGGTGAGCGTCGTCCGGGTTCTTCTCCATCTCCTTGAGAGCCTTGCCGGAAAGGTCCGTGAACAGCAGGACGTTGTCCGCCTCGCCGCCTTTTGCACCGTGGATCGTGGACAGTTTTATCTTGGGCTTCTCGAAGATGTTAACGCCACGGTTAAGCAGGGCGGAGGCGTAGGCCCGGTCTTCGTCTCCGATTCTGTCCAGCGCCTCGTCCCATGTGTCGTCAGCAGTCTCCAAACCAAAATGCTGGCGCAGGACGGATATCGTAAACAGATCCTGCTCGTCAGCACCGGATAGCATCTTCTTGGCACCGCGCTTCAGACGACCTGCCCCGCTGGAGATGTGGTCGTAGATGTTTACAGCCTCTTTCAGGGATATCTCGTGCCCCGGACTTTGCTGCATGTGGTTCCAGGAACTGATGGCGTTCCGCACATTTTTCTTGAGCGACGGGGAGCCCTTGCGCTCGAAGTAATGGCCGCTGGAGGTCAACCTGTCAGCCAGTTCATCCAGCATGTAGTTTGCCTGCGCGAGAACGAGCCATTCTTCGTCCCCAAATGAGACCGTGCTAGCGTCGTAGGTTCTCTCGACGCTCCCTTCTTCGCGCCGGGGATCCCAAACCTTTTTCTGTCGGCTCTGGATGCGCTGGACTACGGAGTCCGCAATACGGTGAACGCTTCTGGGTATGCGATAGGATTGGGAGAGGACCTCGGACCCACCTTCCAAGGAAACAAAGTGCCCTATGTCGGCACCGGCCCAGCGGTATATGCCTTGGTCATCGTCGCCAGCAACGAACATCCGTTCGCACCGCTCATTTAAACTGTGGGCCACACGCCATTGCAACGGGGTCAGGTCCTGTGCTTCGTCAAGGAATATCGTATTGAGCACAGGAAGGTTGCCCGGTTTCTCGGACAACTCGACCATCATGTCGGTGAAATCTTTAAGTCCGTGGAACATCTTGAAGCGTTCGTACTCTTTGTATAGATGCTCAAACTCATAGTAGGGGATGGTTAGCTCTGTAACGTTGTAGGCATATTGGATCCCACGTAACGAGTTTCTGGCTAGGTCAAAAGCCCGCATAATGGGGTTGTTGGATTTCATAACGGTGAACCCGTCATCCGCTATGTGCTCGGCCCCGTTTGACGACAGGTCAACTCCGGTCTCCTTGCTGAACCCTCTCAGACCCTTGTCTCCAAGCACGTCCGCTGCGGACATTCCAAGGCACTGGAAAGCCAGACTGTGCAACGTCCTGAAATATGAAAAGTCCTTTTCCGGGTCCAGGTTAAAACGCGCTACCGCCCTGTCCCGTGCTTCGTGGGCCGCTTTTCGTGTGAAAGCAAAATACCCTATGTCGTTGGGGGACATCCCTTTTGAAAGAAGAGCGTCTACTTGATTCAGCAGCGTGGTTGTTTTCCCGGTGCCCGGAGGCCCGAAGTACCTAAACATCTTTCACTTTCAAAAACACATCTACCTCGTACCCAAGAGCGTCCAGTATCTGCTCTACCTTGTAGATAGATAGCTGTCGTGCGGCTCCCACGTTTTCATATTCCGCTATCGTGCGCTGCGGCATGTTGGACTTGTACGCAAGCTCCTTTTGCGTAAAGCCCCTCTCGTCCCTCAGTTCCCGGAGAAGCTTGCTCCAATTCGTTCGTTCGTTTGTCAAAACGGAATGTCCTCTTCATCATCAAATCGAGACTCGAAAGCCTCCTCTATTTTTGCAAAGACCGGGATAGACCAGCACCGGACGGTTCGTCCTTTGATTCGGAACTGCTCAGATCTGCCGTCGATGTCTCTAAGGCGCTGCGCTATTTTATTGGACCGGTATTCAAAGAACTTGTTTCGCTTCAAGAAAGCCTCGAAGTCCTTCAACCTGAAATATGTTCTGCCCTCTTCTTCGTCGGTCCATGGGCGGCGGAGAAGGATCTCTTCTTTGTCCATAGCGGACTGCATGTGCGTGGAGAACTCTTCCAGCATGTCGTAGAACTGACCGCGAAGGCTGGTGTCCTCAGAGGTAGAGATCACCGCCCCTTCTGTATCGACCATCTGCCCCAGAAGACTGTTCATCTGAGCCTCCCAAGCTTGGCGGGTAATGGTCCGGGGCATGAAGTTTATCTGTTCCATACACAGTATCTGGAACCGGGGCTGTTTCTGAAGGCCCTCGGTGTCCAGTTCAACAGGACTGCCGTTAACGTCGAGGAACCACAGCGGCGGCTCACTGTCATATTTACGCAGGTTGGCTACGGTTGGAGTGTTTGCTCCGCCGCCCACGCCGTGCTTTCGGCTACGACACAGGTCTTTGTTGCAAAAGTTGCAGATAGGCTGGTCCGCGCACTTGTACTGGTAGTCCTTCTTTTTTATCTGGTCCGCGACAATGTTAACCTCTTTGAGGTCTAGCGGCGGGTCCATGATGTTCTGGTTATATTCGAGAATTTTGGTTTCCCAGTCGTCGGGGTAAGCCTTCCTCAAATAGACGCCTAGGTTAAACAGACCGTTGTTTCGAGTGCCTTCCGGAAAACCCTGACGCAGCAAAGCCTGTAGGCAGGGGGGTCCGTCCTTGAGTTTCGGATCAACGTCGGGGGCAGACTTGGACAGGAGATCGTCCAACGCCTTTTCGTTTATAGCGGACCCTTCGGCCAGGTCCAGGAACTCTTCCAATGTTGCAGCACTACCATCCTTTTTGAAGGCGTAGCGAAGACCCCCTTCGTGATCGAAGTACGGCAGGTTGAGGAAGTTTCCGTTGTCGCCTCGCTCTAAAACCAGCTTGATCTGTTTCGGAAATATCTCGCATCCACCAAATCCTATCTCGGCAGCGACCTCTTTTAGTTTGACCTGTACTTTTTCTGCCTCTACCCGCTCGGTCAGGAACAGGTAAAGATGCGCTCCCCCGGATTTGCTCCGACAAACGACAAGAGGAAGTTCAATTTCTTTTAGCTTCGCCAGTATCTTGGAATGATCCAGGGGATACTGGTCGATATCGATGGCTCCCCACAGGCATAAATTGTCCTCGTTTATAGGGACAACGCCAATGCTGGTCTCACCCTTCAGGTGATTTTCATATGTGACACTGGTCCGTGGTTCGTGGACAAATTTGTATTTGCCCTTCTGCTTCCCACGAGCGTCCTTCGTAGTCAGATCCAAGGCCCCGTAGGCCCGGTTCAAACCACGGAATAACCGTGCAAATCGTTCTATTTCTTTTTTCATTGCTGTAAATCGGGGGAAGGCGAGCCTCCCCCCGTTATACCTAGAAGGGCAGGTCTTCGTCAGAGGAGGGTTTGTCTTCCTCCCTGACATGTTTCACGTTGACCTGTCCCGCTTGGATCGACTCGGCGAACAACTTGGCTTCTGCGTAGACGTTCGGGTCTTTGACCACGTCGTCCTTGCTGATCTGCCAACCGTGCCACGATCCATTCTTGTTCTCTTCGGAAACGGTCTCCAGTTTCCAAATGTGAGAAAAACGAGGCGGGGTAAACAGGCCGCCGTTGCTGTCCTTCATCTTCAGCGAACGCATTGCGCTGTTCCACTGTTTACTCTTCTTGAACTGCGTAGACTTCATAGGCAGAAGCGCCTGTTGGGTCATGCCGTCTTCGTCAACGACAAGGACGTAATGCTGGGCAGTGCGCTCAAGATAACGACCGCTCCCTCCAGCGACATAGTCCTTGTTGTCGTCTCCGCGTTCCGTTGCCGGGATTTCATCCCCCGCCCCATAAATGGCATGAGGTGCGCCAGTACCGGTGCCACGCGGCTCCCATTCAATGTACTGAAGGTTGTAGGCGCAGTTAATCAAACGAACGCCGTCTTTTCCCTTAACAACCTCTTTGGTGACGGTGTTGTAAATGTCACCGGCCTTGGCGTCATCAAGGTCGTCCAGTTCGTCGGACATCTTCTGCAACACCTTGAGGAAAGGTATCGCGAGATCTTCAGAACTAAGGTCGTTTACGCCAATGCCTGCGTCAGCGGCAAACATGTTCTCGTCCATAACCGCTACTTCGGCGGTTTTCTTTTTAGCTACTGCTGTTGCCATCGTTATTTGCTCCTCTTGATAGTTGCTCGTTGTGAGATAAAAGCCCCGAATAGATCAAGCGGGACGGGGTCGCCCGCTTCTACCCGTTCCCGAAGCCACGCTTTCAAGGTCATTGGTTCGACCTTTTCCAGTTGGCTGGGAACGAATCCTTGTGCGCCGCAAAGTCCTACAAACTCTTTGGCCGTTTCGTCTTCGCCGCGACCGAAGGTAACCGTTACGTTATTCTTCACGAGGTCGCCAAAGTCATGGTCACGCAACCACTGGAATGCTTCGTCCTTGCGGTCGCGTGGAATGCTTGCTGCGTAAATGGGTTTGACGGCAATTTCAGATCCGTCAGTCAAGGTAAACTTCTGAAGGCCCATGGCTTCCAATGCCTCGGGCAAGTGCTCGTCCGTTATCTTATGGAGAGCGGATTTAGTTTCCTTCATAAGCTTCTCGGCATCGGCCAGCTTGTGCTCAAGGGCTGCGGCTTCGTTAGCCAGACGCGACACGGCGTCAAGTTTGCCTTCTTGTAGCTGGTCAATTTTGTCGGGGGTTGCCTCAGAGTCGGAGGCCATTTCTGCTAGTAAGTCGTTCATGTTCTTTGCTCCTGCATAATTAATCGGCGGTTGACTGAACCGTCGGAAACCTTTATATGGGTATTTATAGGTTGATGCAAGAGAAATCTTTATGACTAGATTCGTTTTTAAAACCGACCCTTACGATCACCAGCGGCAAGCCTTCGATGGCAGCGCGGAGCAGGAGAACTATGCTCTTCTGATGGACATGGGCACAGGAAAAACAAAAGTCTGCATAGATACGATTGCCTACAACTTTGAAAAGAAGGATGTAGACTTCGCTATTATCGTAGCACCCAAGGGTGTCATCGCCAACTGGATAGGTGAGATAGAGACACACCTGCCGGATCGCGTAGACCGGGAAGTTGTTATGTGGAAGCCCAACTTAACGAAGGCGAAGCGTAAGGAGCTTACCGATCTTTACAAGGATAACGACAAGCTCAAGTTCCTGCTGATGAACATCGAAGCGTTCTCTACCAAGAAAGGTGTGGATGTTGCGGAGTTTTTTGTGAGGAAATTTAAGGTTTTCATGGCAGTGGACGAATCAACCACTATTAAGAACCGGCAGGCCAAGCGGACGAAGGCTATATGCAACGTGGGCCGTGGTGCGGTAATGCGGCGCATCCTGACGGGATCCCCGGTTACCAAGTCGCCCATGGATCTTTTTAGCCAGATGGATTTTCTCAGCCCCAAGATACTGGGGTTCAAAAGCTACTACGCTTTTCAGAGCCGGTACGCCGTTGTGCAGCGCCGGAGCATGGGAGCGCACTCCTTCAACCAGATACTGGGCTTCCAGAGGTTGGACGAACTGACCGAAACTCTGGACGAGCACTCATACCGGGTTCGCAAAGAGGACTGTCTGGATCTACCTGACAAGGTCTACATGAAACGCGAGGTGGAGCTTACACCGGAACAGACCGACGCCTATGTTCAGATGAAGAATCTGGCGCTGGCAAGACTGGACAGTGGTGACCTATCCACTACGCAAAACGTACTCACACAGATCATGCGCCTGCAACAAATATGTCTGGGCAGTTTGACCGACGACGACGGGGACGTTCACCCCCTGAAGTCCAACCGGCAATCCGAACTAATGAGCATCTGTGAAGAGATACAGGGCAAAGCAATCATATGGGCAACCTGGACACAGGATATCCGTTCGATTGCCGAGGCCCTGCGCGACCGCTTTGGCGTCGAAGCGGTTGCTACGCTCCACGGTGAGACCCCTGATTCAGATCGACAACAGATCGTGGAAACATTCCAAGATCGTCAATCTGAGTTACGTTTCATCGTGGGGCATCCTAAAACAGGCGGTTACGGTCTGACCCTTACGGCTGCAAACACTGTGATCTACTACAGCAACAGCTATGATCTGGAGCTACGGCTTCAGTCCGAAGACCGTGCCCACCGCATCGGGCAGGAGAATAAGGTCACCTATATCGACCTCATCTCCCCTAAGACTATAGACGAGAAAATTGTCACAGCCCTGCGGAACAAAATTAAAATTGCGGACCTTGTATTGGGCGAGGACGCTAGGGAGTGGTTAAGATGACAGAAAGTATCACGTTTAATTGGCACGACGAAGCGGGCGAAGCGCGTCCTTCGCCTACAACTCGCAAGAAACTGGACGAGTGGAAACAGGTCGTAAAGGACCCTGAAGGGTCGAGTTCGGAATTTGTGTATTATCTGGATTTCTTAGGTGATGTTATCCATGGACTACAAAAGGAATACGATTCGATCCTTGTAGCATCCCATGAGCCGGACGGGTTAAGCTAGAGCGGTCCAAGTACGACCGTCAAAGATG